AGCGGCAGAAGCGGCCCATACCAAAGCAAGCAGATAATTATTGCGCCTGATATTGAGGTAAAGAAGGTTTGGGAATTTGAAATAAAGATAGTTGAAGTTGATGGCGGATTTGCCTCAAAGGGATTTATCAATAATGCAAGAGTTTCCCCTGATAAACTAATGAATGTTGCGGAAAATGACGGATTAGAGTTAGCCGACTTCCTTGCATGGTTCCAATTTCCAAAGTCATTTACCGGCCAGATTATTTGCTGGAACGATAAGATTGAATACTAAACCAATTACATAAACCAAAACCAAACCGAAAATGAAATTTATTGTATCTACCACCACACTATTGAAGGCGCTGCAAACTGTAAGTGGCGTAATTAAAAACGGCAGTTCTGTGCTGCCAATTCTTGAAGATTTTTTGTTTGAACTGAGCAAAGGAATACTAACCGTTTCCGCTACGGACCTTGATACTTCGCTATCTACGAGCATAAGAGTTGAAGCAAAGGAAGATTTGCGTATAGCTATACCGGCAAAAATACTGATTGACACGCTGAAAACTTTACCCGAGCAGCCGCTGGTGTTTAAGGTGGACGAAAAATCGCTGGCGGTTGAAATAACTACTGAAACGGGCCGCTATAAATTAACCGGTGAGAATGCAGAGGACTTTCCGAAGTTTCCGCAAGCGGAATCTGTTACCGAAATGCACATACCTGCCACGGCACTCAGCAGAGCAATTTCTAAAACCTTGTTTGCTGTAAGCAACGATGAGTTGCGTCCTGCCATGAGTGGTGTACTGTTTGAATTGACACCCGAAGGAATGGCTTTTGTTTCTACCGATGCACATACGCTTGTAAAGGTGGTAAGAAGTGAAATAAAAACTGCAAAGCCGATACAGTTTATTGTGCCTAAAAAAGCATCTGCACTATTAAAATCGCTGCTACCAACCGATGATGTGGCGGTAAATGTTTCTTACAACAAATCAAATGCCTTTTTTGCTTTTGGCAGTACGAAACTGATTTGCCGCTTAATTGATGCCAATTACCCCGATTACAATGCGGTAATACCACAAAACAACCCCATAAAGGTAAGTGTAAGCAGATTGGAGCTACATAACGCCATGAAGCGCATGCAGCTTTACAGTAATGCCTCTACTTACCAGGCAGTGATGACGGTAAGCGGCAGCGAAATGAAGGTGAGTGCTGTTGATCTTGATTTTAATAAGGAAGCATACGAGCGAGTAACCTGCAGCAGTGATGGTGGGGATATAGAAATTGGCTTTAATGCCAAATTGCTGATTGACCTGCTATCTGCATTTGATTCGAGCGATATAGAAATTAACCTTTCTACACCTACCCGTGCTGCTGTTTTCTGCCCCGTTGAAAAAGAAGATAACGAAGAGTTGCTGATTTTGTTAATGCCGGTGATGGTTAACGCGTAAAAACTCAATACTAACCCCAACCCTCAAAATATAATCCATGAAAAAACAATTTCTAACACAAGGCGAAGGCCACGCAGAAGTATTCTTCGCAAATGCCACAGTAGCAGACGATCCTAAGTTCCCGATGTATTGGGCTCGCCCTTTAATCGGCACAGTTAGACAGGTAGCAGTAGTGAAGTGGAGCAGTGGTAATGTTTCGATTCTTGATAACACTTGCGGGCAGGCATTGGTAAAGTTCCAAGATGGGTGGTGGCCTAACAGACCCCACCGTGGTTTATCGGTAGTGGAAACATTTGAGCAGCTTGAAGCAATGCAGTTGAAAGAGTCGGAGTGGAACCAATATGATTATGCTGGTGCGGTAGCAGAGCAAAAACGCCTCGAAGAATTATCGGATGATTTCTTTAAAGATAATCCTGAACACGAAAAATTGAAGGCATTAAAGGCAATCATAGGTAAAAAATAAATGCTAACCACCGCCCATCTTCAATCCTTAGAGTTAAACATTGAGCAGCTACTGGATGCCAGTGTATTTACGCTCAGCACTCAAAAACCGAGCGAGTGGGCGGAAGAGCATAGGGTAATGACGAGCGATGTATCGCCATTTCCTGGTAGGTTTAACTATAACCGCACCCCGTATTTGCGCGAAATAGTAGATACGCTGAGCCCCAACCACCCTGCCCGAATTATTGCCATAATGAAGGGCGCGCAGATTGGTTTCAGCACCGGTGTAATAGAAAGCGGCATTGGCTATATTATTTCGCAGCAGCCGGGCAATATTTTGTTTTTGAGCGGGCACCAGGAACTGAGCGAAGAGGCCATGAATACCAAGATTGATCAGATGATAGACAGTTGCGGCCTGCGGCAGCTAATTCGCCCTTCGGTAATCCGCAAAAAGAACATGCGCACCGGTGATACGAGCCAAAGTAAGGAGTTTCCGGGCGGGCGGCTGGTGAGCGGCAGTGCCAATAACCACAAACTGCTACGGCAGCGCTCGGTGCGGTATGGGTTTATTGACGATTTTGAGGCGGTGCGCGGCAGCAGTAAGGAATCGGGCGACACTACCAAGATGATAGAGCAGCGTTTTGCCGCTTATGGCGACCAAATGAAGCTGTATTACATTTCTACGCCCGAAAAAGATGCTACTTCTAACATAAAAAAGGTGTATGAACTTGGCGATAAACGCAAATGGCATATACCCTGCCCTTGTTGCGGGTCGTTTATTGCGCTAGAGTGGACCGTGCCCATGAAGAAAAACCCCGAGGAAAAGGGCGGAATTACATGGAAACTGGACAGTAATAACAAGCTGGTGGAGGATAGTGTGGGGTATTTGTGTCAGGAATGTGGCGATTTTTTTACCGATGCCAGAAAACACGAGCTGAATTTAGCAGGCCAGTGGATACCTACTGCCGAACCAAGCCAAATGGGCTACTACAGCTATCATTTAAGCAGTTTATACGCACCGGTGGGTATGTATGACTGGAAACACTACGTGCGCGACTATCTGGCGGCTAATCCGGTAGATGCTCCGCAAAAAGTGGGCTTGCAACAGGCGTTTGATAACCTGTGCCTGGGCTTAACCTTTGCCGAAGAATCTGAAACACCTACCGCCAACCTGCTGGAGCAGTTTAATATACGCAGTTATGAAGTGGGGCAGGTGCCAGAGGAACTGAGCGTGCGCGATGGCAACGGAAGTATTGTGCTGCTTACCTGCGCAGCCGATTTAAACGGGCTGGTGGATGATGCCCGTCTGGATTATGAGGTGGTGGGCTGGGCGGAAAGCGGTGCCAGCTATAGTATTACGCACGGCAGCATTGGCACGTTTATACCCCGCGAAAACACGCTGAAGGTAAAGGAGGACCGCGAGCCGTGGAGTTACAAGCGCAAAAGCGCTAAAAGCGTGTGGGCGGAGTTTGATAAGTTAATGGAAACGCTGTTTGATACGGGCACCGATCGCAAAATGCGCATACACTTTACCGGTGTAGATACCGGCTACTGCGAGGAGCAGGCGTATGATTACATAGATAACTGGCAGCATGGCGGACGCAGGCAGTTTGTGGTGGGTTTAAAGGGCGATAAGGAAGCCACCTATGTGCGCAGCGGTATTGATCTGCCTACGTTTAAAATAGGCAAGGCGCGCACGAATCTTTACATAGTGCAGGGGCCTGTAATTAAGGATGACCTTGCCGAGCTGATGAAACTGCGTTGGCAAAAGGGCAGTGGCGAGCCACAGCCAAGCGGGTTTATGAATTACCCTACGCCCTCTGGCGGTTTGTATCTGCGCAGTAATTTTTTCAGCCATTACGAAGCTGAGCACCGCGTGGCTGAGGTAAAAGCCGGTGTGGCAGGCACTAAGTGGGAGAAGAAGAGCAGCAATAGCCAAAACCACTTGTGGGATTGCCGGGTGTATAACCACGCGCTGCGCGATATTGTGGTGTATGAAACAGCTAAAATGCTGAAAATACCAAACGGCAAAATGAGCTGGAAGGAGTATGTGGATGTGGTGATGAGGAGGGGGTAAAATTATTTTGAAAAAAGCATTGCAAAATTCAAAAAGGATTTTATTTTTGTGATAACAAAAGCAAAAACGAATGGAAACAGAAGCCATCATTATAGAGAAAAGTAAAATAGAGTTAGAAGAGCAAATTTTATTTGACCGCCCCAACAGTTTGGTAGTATGTCGTATTGTAGATGTGCGCGAAAAATCGGTGAAGGTGGATTATGAGTTAATGCCGTGTTCACCTGGTAGTAGTTCAAATGCCCCCACGGTTTATAGTTACACTTGTTATGTTCCTATAAGCGTTATTACGCATGATAAATATGGTTCACTTACTGTAAAGAAGTGGTTTGCTAATAAATGGAAGGGTGGCGTAAGAATCAAGCCCTATTTTATGAAAGATGGTAAAAAGGTAAATGTATGAGTGTAATAATAAAATCTACCTCTAAAGTAAAGCCAAACTGGAGCGGTAAAGAGTTTTCGGCCAATGCCGCAAAACTATATACTGATTTTGATGATGCGGTATCAGCTTTAAACAGCTACTGTTTTTACACATACGATACCGATAAAAACGAATATGTGAAACAAGGCCATGAGGAAATTACAAAGGATAAATACAAGCGCGAAATACGAATCATTCATATAACCGAAAAGAAGCAAAACGAACTGTTGGCAGCAGGTAAAATCCGCTACTAACATAATACTCACCGGCTCTTCGGCTAATACGGATAGAACGGTTTCTGTTTTTGTTGAAAATCTGTAGTTCCGAAAAAGTTGTGTTATGCTAAGTGCAAAAACAAAAAAATGAAAATATAGAGAGGTGGCGGGTTGCATTTAGCATAACGCCCCTTTTATAGAACCCCATTAAAAACCAACCAATTATGAACCCCCAAAAACAATACCCCGCCTACATTAGAAACTACCGAAACGCACTGGAAGCCCGCAAATACCCGGTCAACACTATAGACGCATACAGCAGTGCCCTACTAACCATGTGCAGCCGCTTGGGTAAAAACCCCGAGCAAATAGGCCGCAAAACACTGGAGCAGTATGTATCCGGAATTAAAAGCGTAAGCTACCACAAACACACCCTGAGTAGTTTTACCAAGTATTACGAAGTAGTGGTGGGCCGCAAAATAAATACTGCTTACATACCGCGCCCGCGGCCCGAGCACCGCCTGCCTGATATACTAACCACACAGGATCGTGACTGGGAAAC